TTCTAACGATTTAACACCCTTAGAAATGAGGGGCAAACATACAAAATAATATGGATAACAGCAAACTTTTTGAATTAAAAATGCCTAAATTTTTACTGGCAGCAGAACCTTCACAAATGCCAAGCGGATTTCATTACATCTATTCACCTCACTACTTATCATTGGTATTGATAATTAGAGAGCGCACACAGCAGGTAATTCTCAATAATGAATTACAAAGCAAGCCACAGAAGTTATACAACTACAATGATAATGAGCAATTCAGATTGGTAGTACTGCAAAATAATATACAGCAAACAGGAGGTATCTTATCTCCAGAAATATCCGAAACGCAATTCTTAGATGAAGCGTGGCAATGGTATATTAATAACTTAGCAAAACAACAACAATAACTATGACAATGACACCACACGACAAAGTAATGTATATCATTCAGCAATTAGAACTATCCGATAGCAAGGTAGCAAGAGCAATTCAGAAGAGTACATCAGCTGCTACTCACAAGCGAATGAGGCTCAGAGATAACAAATTTACTGAGGAAGATTATCAGAATATCAGAGCCTTTTATTTAGATAAACTTCGTAATATTGAGAACTTAGAAGCGTAGAAGTAACATACAATCATTTAACAGGAAGCCGTTAGTATCACACTAACGGCTTTCATATTAACAGCCGTTTTGCCCCGTCAAAATGACTATGTAAAACGACTATGCAAAATGCTGGTACACAAATAATTATATCAAAAAAGTGTAGGAATAGTTTAAAGTTTTTCGTATCTTTGCAGCCGAAATTGTAATGTAATAAATCATACACCTATGAAACACCAAGAAAGCACCCTCCAAACAGCCTGCGTGCGCTGGTTCAGATACCAATACCCACACCTCGTTATATACGCTGTTCCTAATGGAGGCTGTCGCAACGTTCGTGAAGCACAACGCCTCAAAGCAGAGGGCGTACTGGCAGGGGTAGCCGACTTGGTAGTACTCCTGACACAAGGCAAAAGCCTTTATATCGAGATGAAAGTAAAAGGCAATCATCAAACGCAAAATCAAAAGGATTTTCAGAAGAAAGTCATCGCACTTGGGCATACCTACGCCGTATGCTACACCTTTGAGGAGTTTCAGAAAGTAGTAGAAAATCAAATACAGAAATAGCAAAATACAATAATTTAATAAAATTATATACAAAAAACACTGTTAAATTATATATCTAAATGATACGTATAAAACCAAGTAAGAGAAACACAAACAAGCACACAGAAAAAGGTATGGAACTACTTAGTTCCTCTATCGATGAGGTAGGAGTGATTGAGAGTATATCAGTAACCAAACAGGGGACAATCATTTCAGGACACGCACGAAAGGAGAAGTTTGACGAAAAGGGATTAGTACCAAAGGAAATAACTCTTGCAGATAATGAGTATCCTGTAATTGTTCGCAATGATATAGAGGACGATACAGATACCTACTACAAGGCACAAATATTAGCAAACACTACCGCGCATCAAAACTATAATATAGACCTTGAAGATGTAGAAGCAATAGCAGATGAGTATGGTTTTGAATTAGAAGATTTGGGGGTTGAGATTGAAGAAAAGGATATAAACTATTCAGAAGATAGTTTTAATGAAAATGAACTAATAGACGATTCAAGAAACAAACCTGCAATTATAAAAATAACTTTTGAAAATGCAGAACAATTGCAAAAGGCAGAAGCTGATATTACAGAATTAATTGATAGAAAATATAAAGGGGCTTACTTTTCTGTAAGTTGTGGTGAATTATGAGATTAGAATTAGCAAGCAATAAAGCGATAAAATATAGTTGTTTGAATTTTCACTATGCAAAATCAGTACCAGTGAATACATTTGCTTATTCAGTATTTAATGATAATAACGAATGGTGTGGTTGTGTAGTATTTGGGACAGGAAGTAATAATAATATTGGATCAGAATATAATCTAAAGCAAGGGCAAATCATAGAACTTGTAAGAATGGCGCTTAATGGTAAGCAAGAAACTACATCACAAGTATTAGCAAAAGCAATTAAGAAAGTAAAAAAAGACGTCCCTTTGTGCAAAATGATAGTCTCTTATGCTGATATTGACCAATCACACAAAGGAATAATATATCAGGCTACTAACTGGTACTTTGTAGGAAAGGTTTATGAAAATAAAACTGATAGCAGTTGGATCATAAATGGCAAGCGTATTCACGGACGTAGGATTTCAGATATTATAAAGCAAAAAGGAGGATTGAAAGGAATATCAAGAAAAGATTTTATACTGAAAAATTTAGACAAGAACGCAACTGAATATGTTACAAAAGGTAAAATAAAATATCTATATCCTTTATGTAAGGAAATGAAAAAACTTTGTGAAACAATCAAAAAACCTTATTCAGAAATATGAATAACACCCCAAAAAATAGACAACAATGGATGTTAGAGGAACTCAAAAAGTCTCCTCTCTTGTCCTTTGGGGAAATGTTCAGTAAATATTCAGCAAAGTTCAGTAAAACAGAAAAAACATTCAGTAAGGACTGGAAACAAGCCCAAAAAGAATTTAAAGAGTGGCAAAAAACGATTAATGAGGAGGTATCAAAGCAATTGATAAGCGCAGAGGTAGAAGAGCGTAAAAAAGACTTATTTGCAAAAATGGACGCTCTGAAGATACTCGCTGATATAGCAAGAGGTAAAGGAATGAGAATTGATGGGGAGAAATTTATTCCTTCATATAGAGAGCGTATTTCAGCGATTGCACAACTATCTAAAATGGAGGGATGGGACGCACCGGTTAAGCAGGAGGTAACAGGGAAGGACGGCAAAGATTTGCAGCCTTTTCAAGTAACGGGGATAATAATTAAGTAAATGAAGAATGTAGTACTTGAGTTTAACAGCAATGGCAATGATAAACAGAAGGAATGCGGCAAAGCGTGGGCTAATGATGATATTGATGAGGTGCTATATGGAGGCGCAAAAGGAGGTGGTAAATCATTTATAGGGTGCTCATTGATATTTGCCGATGCTCTGATGTATGCTGGTACTCAATACTTTATAGCACGGAAGCAACTTAATGATTTGAGACGGTTCACCATACCGAGCATTCACGAGGTGCTGAATGGGTGGGGTATACCGCAAGATGCGTATAAGTATAATGGGCAGGATAACTACTTTGAATTGCATAATGGTTCACGGGTATTGCTGTTAGATTGTAAGTATTTACCAAGCGACCCACAATATCAGCGATTAGGCTCAATGCAATTTACACGCGGTTGGATAGAAGAGGGCGGGGAGTTCGATTATGATAGTTATTCGAACCTCAAAATATCAATAGGGCGGTGGAAAAATAGAGAGTACAATTTGAAAGGCAAATTGCTGATAACGGCTAACCCTTCTAAGAATTTCTTATATAAGGAATTTTACAACCCCTACAAGGAGGGCACACTCGATAAGAGGCGAGCGTTTATTCAAGCATTGCCTTATGATAATAAAATGCTACCAAAGGAATACATTCAGAACTTGGAGAATACATTGAGAGGTGCAGAGAAGCAACGGCTATTGCACGGGCTATGGGAGTATGATGATGATCCGAATGCGTTATGTGATTACGATAAGATATTAGCAGTATTTGGCAACGACCAAATAGCACAAGATAGCACTATGTACCTAACAGCCGATATTGCCCGCTTTGGTTCGGATTTGTGTGTTATAGGTGTTTGGAGAGGATGGGAACTGATAGAGATACACACAATGGCTACTTCAGCAACCACAGAGATACAAGCACTCATTAATACGTTACGAATGAAATATAACATTTCGAAAGGGAATTGCATTGCTGATGAGGACGGTGTAGGAGGCGGTGTGGTAGATAATACGGGCATCGTAGGCTTTAAGAATAACAGCACACCACTTGAAGAGAATGGGCAACCTACTAATTACAAGAACTTACAAACGCAATGCTTATACAGAATAGCCGAGCGTATCAATAGTAATGGCATATACATTAGTGCTGAACTATCAGAACGCACTAAGGAGATGATTACTGAAGAATTGGAGCAAATCAAAAGTGATAATAAAGACGGGCAAAAATTGTCTGTAATAAACAAAGATACTGTTAAACAAGCAATAGGACGAAGCCCCGATTATAGGGATATGCTGCTAATGAGAGAGTATTTTGATTTGAAGCCGAGAAAAACATTTAAACCTATATTCAGAAGATGACACTATACGACTTTATACAATTATCTGAAGAGCAACAAAAGGAATTATTGCCCGCTCTGAAAGTCTTAAAACCTCTATCTAACTACACACGTAGGCACTGGTTTAAGAAACACATACACGGGGTGAAAGAAAGCATTACAGAATTGACCTTTGGCGAGGTGAATAGCATTAAACGTTTGGTGATGAGAGAAACAACCGAGGACTTATTAAGAGCCTTTGAGATTATGTACAAATGCAAGACACGCGATATAATGCGAATGGAGGTAACTCAATTCTATCGTTGTATGAGGTTTATCACTAATGAAGTAGATAGGGTGATGAAGTTAGAGCAACATCATTGGAAGGTAGCCCCTACAGAGTATGATGGTAGGCTACAAGAAGCAGGTGTTAAGGAATTAGAGATGTTTGGCGATTTGCCGATGATTGATAGCCTTGCTGGCGGTGATATTCTTAGATACAACGATATTGAGGGGCTCAATTACTTGGATGCGCATTATATCTTATGGTATAGGGCTAAGCAAACAAACATACAGAATAGATTTCAGAAGTTAATGGCAAATAAATAGGATATGAAAGAGGCATTACAACAGATAGCAAACAATAACGGCTGGCACTTTGATTATGGGCGTTCGGACTTCCACAACTTGGAAACAGAAGCTGATAAGGAATATTACTTTTTCCTTGACCCTATCGAAGAAAGTGTAACATTCAATGAATACATTGTGCCAACGAAACGCACTTATAACGGTCGTTTTATGCTTTTGAAGCACTCTGATTTCGATAGAGTGTATAACGCGCAAAGTGATAACAATCAATCAGAGAGCAAATATGAGCAATATATTAAGCCTTGCAAAGAGGAGGTTATGAAGATTGCGAATACTCTTTGTGGAGATTACACAATTGAGGGCTGGCGAATGATAGAGGTTATTAACTTGTATGATAATAATTTCGATGGAGTAATCGTTAATTATCAGGTAGCGATAAGCGAATAAAAGATGAAACAGCCTATTGAGATATTGCATAAGGAGTTGGAGGCTCTGAAAGATGACCTAATACGCAGATATGAGGAATTAGGAATGAAAGCCAGTGGTGCGTGGGGGCAATCGTTGCAGGTGCAAACTGATGAGGCGGCAGGATTGCTGAAGGGTACGATTTCAGGTGAGGGATATACGTACTATATGCAGCACGGGCGCAAAGCTGGGAACTTGCCGCCTATTGCTGCAATTGAGCAATGGATAAGAGCGAGGGGCATTCAGCCGATAGAGAAGAAAATGAAAGTATCAGGATTGGCGTGGGCGATTGCTAAGAAGATAGCAAGAGAGGGCACGAAGAGAAGCCGCAATGAGGAGAAGCCTGCATTTATTGACGAGGTGATAACAGGTGAAAGGGTACAAGACATAATCAATAAGGTGGGCGATGGCTATATAGGGGCTTTTACGAGTGAGATTATTAACTTTTTAAAACGTTTTTAAGATGGATTTTTTAACTACAGACTACTGGGGAGGATTTAGTGGGGTTCCTTTGCGAATTAGATTAGAAGATGCTGATAAGGATAAACTTAAGCATAATGGGATATTTATCATTAGAGCGTCTTTTGTGAAGATGATAGACGGGACTATAGGGAAAAAGACGGTAGAGATAAAGAAGCATTACCTATACAGAGAAAATGAGAGTGTGGTGAATGTGGATTTTGGAGCGGTATTTAAAACCGCCTTCTTCTCATACACAGAAGCGAGTGGTTATCAGATAAGAGCAACAAGCATACCGATAGAGGTAGAGTTGCAGGCTACATATAAGGACGGTAATGAGATAAAAGAATTTGAGATTACGAAAGGCGTAAAGGCGATAAAGAACGAGTTTAGAATTTTTCCTTCTACTTTCTCAAGTATTTTAGTTGCTGATAAATGGTATAATAACACACGGGTCTGCAAAGACTTTAATAGGGCAAGTGGTGTATATACTACTTACTTCAGAGGTTACCCACAGGACGATGTAGTATTAGAGGTTACTAATAAGGGAGCTGTGGATTACAAAGGGATACCTCGATATGAATATAAGAAGGTGGATAGGGTGATTGACCAGTGTGGGGTGTTTGTTGTGTGGAGGAATGCAGCAGGCACATTTAGTTATTGGCTCTTTTCGAATGAATATACAGAGGAGGTGAAGACGAAGCAACTGGGACAAACGATAAAAGGCACACGTATAGGCATTGGTGATAGATTTTCGCTATTACATTCGCTGGGGAGTACAGCAGTGAAGCGTTGGACGCTGAAGAGTGAAGTAGCGGTTATGGAGAATGAATTAGACGAACTGCAAAGCCTTTTATATAGCAGTGAGGTGTATGTATATAGGGGCGAAAAAACAGTTGGAGACAACAATGATTTGAATGCTGAACTATTTGAAAGAGTGATTGTAGTAGAAGGAACGCAAAGGTTTGATATAAACAAACAATTGTTATACCCTTTTGGGGTAACGATAGAATTTGAGCCAGAGAGAACAATACGAGAATTATAGGTTATGACTGAATTATATATTGATGGTAATAGGGCCGAGATGGGCGATAAGGGGTTTGCTTATACGTTGCAGGTGAATGATATGTTTAACTTTGAAACGCGTGAGGTAGGCTACTCTGAAACGGTATATTTGCCGGTAACGGCTGCCAATTGTCTTATATTTGACTTCGCAGAAATGTCTGAAGGTGATAATAAGGGGGCTTATAAGGTATATAGGGTAGATTATTACGTAAATGGGGTGCTGATTGTCGGTAGTGGCAATGGGTACTTGATAGGAGTACGTGATGATGCTTATATATTTGAGTTTAAAGACAGCGGCAGGGAGTTGTACCAATACCTTATGAATAGGGATATTAAGGGGGTGAATAGGCTTATTGATGGGAGTGCTGAGCGGTCATTGGATAAGATAGTAAGAGCGCACACAGAGGACAACGTAGGCACAAGGGAACTTATATACTTGGTAGGAAATTATGGTGATGATGCTGAAAAGAGGAACGACAACGGGGTATTACAAGTATATAGGTT